ACCGTCTGTACGTCACGCTGCGGGGCGCTTGGCGTAGCAGTGGGCTGCGCTGTTGCAGCCGGAGCCCCTTGTGCTGGCGTGGCGGAAGCGGCTTCAGTGGCCGCGGCCTGCTGCCTGTAGCGGAGCCAGATCTCCTTGGTCTCCTGGGGTACGGTGTCATTGGATTGCTTTAATAGCTCACCGTCCCAATGGGCTCTTAGTACCTCCTCGGGGACGCCTCTCGCCCTGAAGGGTCGGGCAAACGTCTCGTAGGACGTCTCAATCGCCTGGATCTGTTCCACCTCAGTGGCCGGGCGGGTCTCCGTACTGTCAAACCACAGCGGCCTTTCCTGCGTATACTCGACTTCCCCATATTTAGGCCCGCTCAGTATGTCCTGTGTCATCTCCGTCAATTCCTTCGGGGTCACGCCAAGACCCCATCGGGACTGAGGCTTCTCGTCGGGCAATCGCCTAGCCAACGTGTCCAGCCTCTTGAGGATAGCGGTGGGATCGCCCGTATGTTTGCGAAGCGCCTTGTGCAGTGCGGCAATCTCCCTCTTCGTCGCCTTCACGTCGTCGCTGTCCGTTGGCTGGCGCGGATGACGTTCGCCGCCGCAAGGTGATCGCGCTCCTCACGAGCCCTTCGCTTGGCGTCCTGGACGGCAATGAGGTATCGCCCCTTGGCGGTCTGTCTTCGCTCCCATCGGTCCCACGCCTGAGGCGTCGTCGCCTCGATCAAGCGCCTGCGTCCACGCACGTTCATATTCGGACGCATCCGAAGCATCTGCGCCGCCGTGACGGGACTGCCGGTGGTCTCGAACTCACGCGCAATGCGGTTGAATACCTCGTCGGCGTCTGGAGCTTCCTGTTGCAGTGCCGGGTCCCACTTCGTCCCCTTAACCGATCCCGGAGAGAGAGGGCTGATCTTCTTGAAGTGCCCGAACTTGCCGGGCTCGGCTTCCCTGATCCTCTTGTCTTCCTCCGCAGCTCGCTTGGCGAAGTCGCTGCGAACTTTGTCAAGTCCGACCTTTGTCCGTTCCTGTTCCGTCCGCAGCTCCGATTGTCTGGTCTTCAGTCGGGCCAGTTCCGCCTGCTGATTCTCGTCCAGTCTGTCCCTGTCCTGAAGCTCGCCGATCTGCTGCTCCACCTGCTTAAGCTCGGTGTTCAGTCGCAACAATTGCTCGCGGTGCGGGCTCGCCGCCTTGTCGTACTCGTCGAACGTCTGTTGCGTGACGGGCGTTTCCGTGCCGGGGATCTCCTGGCTCTGCTTAGGCTTCTGCGGGCTGACCCATTCGGCGATCTCGTTACCCCCGCGCCCGGGCAGGCGCACCGGCTTGTTCGTCCTGTTGGCCTTCTCCTGTGCGCGCTGCCTGCGACGCTGGCGAAGGTAGAAGTTCACCGGGACCGTCTCGCCGTCCGGTGTGGTCACCGTTCCGCCGGGTGGGTTCTCAAGCCGCTGATCGAGCAGCCACGCCGGAGGACGTATCTCCAATGCCTTCTGAACGGCGGGGTCCATGAACGGCCTCTCCCCGCGAGCGGCCTCCTTATAGATGTCGTCAGCGTACCGCTCGTAGATGTCGCTCGGCTCGCCCAGTTCCTCGGAGACCCCCATGAGCTTGCGGAGGGCCTTCCGCCGCCTGCTGACGGGGAGCGTCTTGGTCCGTCGCATCTGGCGCAACAGTTCTTCGTCCTTTCGTCTGGTCCTTGCTCGCGCCATAGTCTCTCCTCACTACGCCACGGCGGAGGGCGTCCAACCCTTGTTCTTGGCCACCTTCATCAGCCCGTCGCCCGGCGAGCAGAAATCGAAGTTCCACTGGCTGGTTATCCGACCGAACCGGTCGTTGATCGTCCACGAACTGCCCCGTATGCGGAAGGTCGTGGGATTTGCCGCGGACGGCCCCATCGTGAGTGTCGCCCCGGCGTTCAGGATGATCTGCGCGGGCGTGCCCGACGAGTTGTATGTGGTCTGTCCGCCGGTAATGTTGAGCGACGTGCTTATCGCCCCACTGTGATGAGTGTAGGTTCCGCCCGTGTTCAGCGTCGCGACCGCGCAGTGGGTCTCGAGCGTCCCGCTCACAAGGTCGATGATGGTCACGTCTCCCCCGCCGACCTTCGTGACACCCGAGCCCACAACCACCTCTCCATCGCCGGATATGGCAATCGCGGTAACCGTTGCGGTCTCGCCCGCCAGTGCCGCGATCCCAAGCGTCTGCGACGAATCGTCGAGTTCCACAGTCAGCTTCGCTATCCCCGCCCCTGTGAGGTTCGTTCCGTATGCCCCGCCGCTGCTGCCTCCGGACTCGGTGACGATCACGTCGCTCGTGGGGTTGTCGATCTTGATGAACGCCTGTCCCGTCCCGGCCAGTACGACCGTATCGGCGTCGATGTGGAGCGGCTGATTAACGCTTCCGATGGCGACGGTGCAGCCCTCCTCCCGCCTGAACGACGACAGGAGAACTGTGTGCTGGTCGAGTCCGTAGAGGATGCTGTCCGTCACGTGCGAGGGTATTCTCACGTCGTCCCCGTTGACGGGGATGGCTTCCAGGGACCAGTTGTCCGTTACGTTGTAATCGTTGGGACCGGAGTTTGCCGTCGCCACGGACGGCGTGAGCGTCTGATCGTCCACCGCCCCCCCGTTGACCGTGGCCGTCGTGTAGTAGAAGGGGATCCCGGCCGTGTTCGCCGTGAGCGTGAGCTTTGTATCGTCCTCGCTGGCGGTGACCTTCGTCCAGGGCTCCATGCCAGCGGCCTTGGCTGAGTCAGCAGCAGCCTTGAGCCCTTCCACGACGTTCTTCACGGTGACGGCGGTGGCGGTGAAGCTGATCTCGTGGGACTCGTTCTGGTCATCGCTGAGCGTGATCTTGAACACATCGTCAACCTCGATGTCGGCAGGCGTGAAGTCCGTCGCCTGAGCGATTGCCTTCGCTCCTCCAAGCCAGTTGTTAGCTCCCATCGGTCTGTTCCTCTATCTGTCGGCGGATCGTACATTCCGCGCACGTGCCGGGATCGACGTCCGCCCCCGTCGCTCGGCATTTGTTCGGCTGTCCGCAACACGTCCGAACCATGTACGGGCATACGGTCGAACGGCGATGCGCTCGACGTCTCGCAAGCTGGCCGGAGACCCCGCGCGGTCGCCGCCGAGACTGATATTTCCGCATCGCCGCCTTGTAGGCGGGATGCTCCGTGTCAAAGACGTAATGCTCGTCCGTAACTTCCAACAGCGCAGGCCGAATCTCGTCCAAGTACCCTTCCGGTCTCTGTGTCAGCCACTTCTGAAGCGCGTGTTTGGGAACCGTGAATCTCATGGCAGTGTCGGCCCTTCTATCCAGACGTAGAACCTGCAATTGGCTCCGTATATCTCGATCTCCTCGCCCTCTGCCCCGCATTCAGGATAGCCGTTCTCGTCCAACACCACGTACACGGGCTGGGTGTACTGATCGTCGCCGGGGCATGGACTGCCTGTTCCCTCGTCCCAGACGATCTGAAGCCGCCATTGGTCATTCGACTTGTGGAGTGATATTGTCGCGTCACCTTTGCCTGCGTAAGGCCAGTCCCCGGTCCAGGTGCAGCCGGTGGTCGAACTCATCTGCACTTCATGCTCGGCCTCGCTCGTACAATCGCCATTGTCACATTCGCTGTAGATGTGAGCGGTTATGTCCGAGGTATGGCTTACGCAAGTAGCACAATCCCCCGCGTAGTAGATGCACCCTCCACCATCGGGATTGGTCTCGTCACCGCACTTGCTGAAAGTGGCGTCGATGTCGTCCGGGTCGATGATCCTGCTGAAGTCGGGCGTCTGAGTACCCAGATAGGACTGCAACCTGTAGCACTCGCAGTTATATCTGAAAGCGTACCCAGTGGCCGGAAGGCTCTCCGACCGCTCGACAACCAGACCGCCGTACGTTCCGTCACATTTCCCGGCCGCGAAGTAGTGGGCTACATCCATGTCCGGGAGCGGACCGTCCGTCGGGTCGCCGCCCTCCCCGGGACTGCTGTCGGGATCGTCGTCAGGGGGAGCGGGGTCTTCGTCGGGATCATCATCAATGTCTGGCGGGGGCGGTAACGGGTAATCGTCGGATTCATATCTTCCCGAACCGTGCGGCACGCAGTCCAGACAGTTCTGAAACTGTCTGTGGGGACTGACGAGGATCCCTCCCTGCTCCACCGCCGTTCGCGCCCCGTAGGCGGGCACGTAGTAACAGATCCCGTCCACCATGAAGAACAGGTGCCTGTCTGGCGGGGCGTCCCTGCAGCGAACCCAGAGGTTGTTCCTGATGTTGGCGGGGTCCTGGTCGATCTTGAACAGCTCGATTGTGGACTGGCTCCACAGATTGACGCATGGATACGCCCTCACCCCACAGGGATAGAGTTCCCCCTCCCCGCAAACGCACTCGAAGCAATTGTTGTACTGCGAGTGGGGTATCACTACCAGCGCATCCGGCGGTATCATCCTCTTTTGATCCGTGGGGTCGAGATAGTAACACCAGGCGCTGATGCGGAAGAACATCGTCTTCGCTGGGAGCATGTTCTCCCGGACCCAGACCTTGGGAGCCCACTGCGTATCCTGTTGCTCCTCGCACAATCTTGCCCTGACACCTATGCCGCAATCACCGCAGGTCTCGTAGAGTATCTGCGGTCGGAGGATTCGGGACTCATAGGGTATGGTCCCCGACGATGCATCCTTGTCGTATTGCCAGCAGAACCCGCTCCAGGTGAATACGCCGCTGTCGGTCGGTTGGTAGGCGGTGGGAATCCAGACCTCCGGAAGGTTCTCGTATCCCTCCAGATGCGACTGTCCCTCGCAGACGGTGGCCTTCTTTCCGGCCTGACATTGCGCGCAGTTGTCAAACACGTAGCCCGAAAGCCACAGAACATGGCGTTCGTCAGGAAGGTCCACCCAGCCCACAGACGGATCCTCATCGTCGATCTCGTAGCAGAGCGTCCCCCAGCGAAAGACGGTGCCGCCTTCCGGAATAGAACTTTCTACGACGTACACCCGAGGCACATCCGGCGGGGGATCGTAGCCGGAGCAGAGGGTGGCAAGGATGCAATCTGGGAAAGGGAAACACGGCCTGTACGGACTGCACAGACCCCAACCGCTCCCCGTGCCTCCCCAACCACCTCCACCGCCGCCTGAGGACGAACCTCGTCCCGAGCCACCAATGACGTCCGGGTCGCCCGAGTTGTTCACGCAATCGGCGCAGTCGGTGAAGGTGGAGCTGTCGTCGGTCAGCGCCGCCTTATACACGATCTCGTCCCCGGTCGGCTGCGGAATCGCCCCGGGCGACGTGGCCGAGTTGACGTAGTAGCACCAGTAGCCAAACCGGAAATACGTAATGCCCTCCGGAACGCTGTCCATGTGAACGTACACGTCCGGCGGATCGGCCTGCCTGTTAGGATCGCAGGCGGTGGCTTTGACCCACGAGCAGCAGTCTTCGCAGCCGAGATACCAATGGGTCTGTTTCGTAGGCTCGGCCACTAGCAAGACCCTCCTATCTCGTTCATCGCAAAGAAATGCGGCTCCGCCACGTCATGACAGTTGGCATGGAAGATGAGATCGACAACAACCGGCCCAATCGGTAGCAAGCCTATCCCGGTGGGGAGATCGTTAACATTGTGTCCGTTGCCCTGCGTGCCGCTGGCGCTGTTGTAAACTTCAGCCTTATTCCATGCATAATCGTCCGTCGTGGAAGTTCTACCGCCCTGGCGAACCGTCCAATTCGCATCCTCCTCAAGTTCCACCTCGACCCAGGAGTACTTCCACCTGTTCGGCCCAACCTGTATCGCTCCCGTAAGCTTCGCATGGACGCAGGCAATGTCGTACAGCGCGCCCATGTTCTCATCTTCGCTGTCGGATTCGTCCGCTGGCAGGATCGTCGTCCCCTCGGCGCTGTGCACCGTCCGAAGCCTCCCCCCACCGATGATAGGCGACGCCAGAGGAGCGGGCAGTTCCTCGCCGCGTTCATGGTCCCGGTCATCATCCGGCCAGGACCGTTCGCCAAGCTCGTCGATCTGCTGCTGCAACTCCGCAATATCGGCCTTGAGTTGTAGGATCTCCGCCCTCAGGGGATCAGTCGATTCTGGCTCCCGGGGACCTTCAGCAGGACGGGCGGGTTCAACAGCATCCTCGATAATGTCCCCCTCGGCAAACTCCGGTTCGATCACTTCCTCCTCGATCTCCTCCTCAGATAGCTCCAGCTCCCCCTCGTCGCTCTCGGAAGGCTCGATCGGCGCAGTGTCTTGGTGCTGAGGCTCGTCGATCTCGGCGTTGCCAAGCGGCTCGCGCTCATCGGTCGCATCCTCGACGACATCACCGTCGGTAAGTTCTTCTTCCGCCGATTGCTCGTCCGGTTCCTCGGGTTGTCTCTCGTCGGCTACCATGAGTTGTTCAGCATGTTGTCTATGACCGAGAAGTTCTCTGCCGACAGCATGACGGTCGATTGCGTCGTCGTGGTGGCGACCAGTTCGCTCTTGACCCGCATGTCGCCCGTGGGCTCGCCGTACTCGTCGATCACAGGCACTTGGACCGCGCAGACCGTAAACTTCGTGGAGATGCAGGGATCGGCCCATCCGAGAACGGTGTCCATGTTGAGAGCAAACTGATAGCGGGTCGTGTAGAGCTTGGAGGCCGTCGCGCGGGGCTCGCAGGATATGTAGGTCAGCAACCATTGTCCCTCGCGGCTTGCCTCGGGCCACAGGGGGAACTTCATCATGAGATTTGAGTTGTAGCCCCCGACCTTGCTGACGTACGGATAGAAGTACGTATCACGGTTGTTGATAACGGCGTACACTTCATAGACGCCCTGCCCCCTGAACAGCGTGTTGCTTCCGCTGGTAATCTTCCACTTGGTCCGTCCCGTCAGGTCGCTCGGGTCACGGCCTTCCAGGATCTTGCCGTTCCACGTCTTGCAGGGTTCGCTGATGAGGTTGGATCGGCCTATGAGCACTCCCTTGTTGGGATGCGCCTCAAGCCACTGCTCCCAAGTTCGCGGCCAGTAATAGAGGATGATCCGCGCGAGGTTTTCCAATCCTCGCCGGGGCGTATGATCGAACTCCACGTCGCTGTCCATGAGGACGGCGGCTTCCTTGCCGCTCTCCCCCGGCCACGGCGTGCCCTCGGGCGGGACGAGCGACTCGGCAATGTCGGCGGGTACGCTCTCGAAGATGGCGCGTCGCGTCCATCCGCGTGCATGTTTCCGCCGCGCTCGTCTGCTGACGACGCTCTCATAGTCCCACAGTCCCGCCATCGCTCTATAGCGCCTGGAATTCGGTTCGCGTCAACGGCGATTCCCATATCGCGCTGAACAGGAACCGCTTCGGATAGCGAGTCTCATCGACCTCCACGGCCTGACATATGGGAGGAACGGTGTACGACGTACCGGTCAGTTCCGCGCCCTGTTTGGGCGCACTGGTGTCGCCTTCCGTGGTCGCTACCCCCTGCGTCTTGATTACCCTTCGGGTGGCCTCTTTCCTGATGACCCGTCCCGCGAGTTCCACGTAATCGGCCATAATGTAGCTCCTATGATCTCGCCTTGAGCTTCTTGCACTTGAGGATCACCTGCTGTTTGTTGCCCTGAACCGACTTGCCGAAGCTGATCCCGTCCTTCTCGATGAACGGTCCGAGCAGGGCGTTGGCCTCCCCCGGCATGGGATCGCCTTCCTCGGGCAACTGGCCGCTGCCTACAAGCTCGACGGGGACGTTGTAGGTCCGCTGGTACGCCGTCCCGTCGCGCTCCTCCCACGTCTTGCGGCGGCTGATGTCCTCGCAGTCCTGGAACCGGACGCCCATTATCAGTTGCCCGTGATGGCCACGCTGCCGGTGTAGATCCGCCCGTCGATCTCAGCCATGACGTACACGGTCTTGTCGGCGGCGGTGTCGATGTTCATCGTGATCTTGCCGGTCGTGTCGCAGATCACCTCGTAGTCGGCGTCGGCCTCGACCTCGACCATCTCCTCGCCGGTGGTGACGGAGAAATCAGTCTGCGCGTCGGGCTCGCTGAACTCCGCGTTGGCGATCCACGTGCGGACCAGGAACCGCTGAGCCAGGTTGTTGCCGGCGGCGTCCTTGGCCTGGATGTCCATCGTCCCAGTACCATCACCGTCATTCGTGCCGGTCAGGGTCAGGCTCGGTATCACGTCTTGTAGTGCAACGGCCAGACCAGCGGCGTTGTGTGTGTGCAGGGCATCAGCCACCGATCCACCGATAAGGGTGGCAATGTTCGCCCCGGACATCTGGGCCTTGAACGCGCAACTGGTCTTCGTGCCCTCATTGACGTACAGGATCGTCCCGGCCGCGCCGTCGGTCTTGAAGAAAAGCGCGCCCTTCGCGTAGCCAGCCGCGGTGTCACTGGGGACTGTGTCGCCCCAGTCAAACATCTTGCCCCCGCCGGGGAGGATCGCGGCCTTGAGTTTGTCCAGAATGTTCGCCTTGCTCATTTGCCTGTCCTTTCCGAGTGCTTCTCGTAGCCCATCTCCACGAGGGCCGTTTCGAGCACTATCTCTGCGTTTTTGCCGTCGCCCTCGCTCCACAGTGCCATTGCCAGAGCGAAGGTGTTTTTCTCCTTGAGCCGCCGGATCATCCGAGCGGCCTCATTGCCGTTGTACGTGTACGCACCAAGCACGTCCGCGACGAACTGTGCCCACCCCCGGTCCATCAGTGCCGCCTTAGTCAGATCACTAGGGCCGGTTTCTTGCCCTGCGACTCGTCCACGATGCGGTTGGCGGTCGCGCCCTGAGTCGCGCGGATCGCCGTCTTCTGTTCCTCAGTCAGCTTCACATCAGCGAGAATGGGCTGAACGGAGGTCGCAATGTTGCGAGCGGCCTTGCGGTTCTGTGCCGCGCGCAACAGCCCGACCACCAGACCGCCGCCAGCGGCCAGCAACGGACCCCACGGAACGGGAACAAGGGGCGCGGCTGACTGTATGCCCGCGTCGATTACGTCGAGCGTGTCGGTCGCCTCGGCGAGCTTCGCGTTGAGTTCCGCCAGTTGGGGCTCCGCCTTCTCAAGAAACTCATTTGCAGCCTCAACCGTCTGATCCGCCACCACCTTCGCCTTCAGCAGCTTGTCCTTGAGTTCGCCATCGGGAAGCGAGTTGATCGCCTGCTCGATGTTCTCGCTCTGGGCCTGTGCCTTGCTAAGCGTATCCTTGACGACGGGGACCTGCTCTTTGAGCGTCCCGGCCGCCTGCTTCATCTTGGCGATCTGCTCGTCTGTGCATCCCGGCAAGACCAGCGCCGCTGCCAGCACGCTCACCCAAAAAGCCTTGCGTATCATTTCTCCATCTCCCGTGATCGCTTACTGTGTCCGAGCCAGTAACCCGCGATCATCAGTGCCGCCCACGCGGCGGCGAAGGCCACCAGCGTTACACCCAGTTCTCTCAGTCCCGTGCCGATCACAGGACCGCGAATATCTTCGCCAGCACAACGCCGAGCCCGCTACCACTGGCAAACGCAAGGCCGACCGTGAACCAGATCGCCTTGGTCAATCGTCTGCCGTGGCTGCATCCCCGCTCGTGCTCTGTGAGAATGCGTTGAAACGGCCCGCTCAGAAACTCATCGAAGTACTGGCGCACCTTGAGTTCCGCCCTGTCATCCACTTCCTGCAACTCCTTTGCCGTCAGCACCATTGCCCGCCCTTCCACCAAATAAAAAACCTCCCCGACTCCGCTAGCAGTCAGAGAGGTAGTGTGTCGTCTCAGCGCCCGCGACCCGGCCAGACCGCAGGACGTAGGGTCATTAGTTGTCAGCTTATCTGTCCGACATGGTTCGCCACACGGAACGGACCGCTGTGCGGCTGTCCCGTAACTGCGGGATCGCCGATGACCTCGTGTTGCGGCGGCGTGAGCCAGAGGTACGCATTGGCGTAATCCGCGACGTAGTTATCCTGTGCCACCACCGGACAGCCCAACTTGAGTTTGCCGAGACCGTCGCGTTCGGTGTATATGTCGATGTCGTATCGACTGCCGATCATCGTCCGGTCGATCTTCAGGTGGCCACCGCCGTCATCGGCATCATCGCCTGTAGACCGTTGATAGTAAGTCTCGATGGTGTACCACTGATCCAGGGCCATCGCCGTGGAAGTCGCCACCGTCTGGAGCACGCTGTCATCGTTGAGCAGTTTCCATTCCACCGTCCGGTTCGGATTGACGTACAGATACCCTATCGGCATCTGACTGCTCGCTTCAAAGAACAGCGCAACCGTCGGCGCGCTCGGAGCCTCCACGATCTTGAAATCCCACACGACGTAGAGCTTCCCGGCGGTCGCTATGGGCTCGGAGAATCCGTTTATCTGGCGAAACGCGGTCTTGCCGGCCTGCGTCGTCACCCGCCATGCGTGAAGGCCGCGACCGGGGCGACCGGGAACTTCGGGCGTGATAGTGGCAGGACTCGTAACGAACTCACTGGGCCAAGCGCCTTTGTCTTTTCCGTGTCCGCCGTCGAAGAACACGAGCTTTATGGGAGTCGGCACAGGCGTCTCCATCTTCTGCGACCCATGAGTCCCAAACCCATCATCAAGATGCACGCGGTTGCGGGCTCGGGAATGGTCTGAGGACCGCGATCGTAGTCGTAGAGCGTCGTGGTTTCATCGTTCGCCGTGAATTCGCCCTGAGACGGAGATGCAAACAGGCGAACGTCTTCACCTCTATTGCTCAGCCGGATCACCGTGTCGAGGCGAATCCCTATCGGGACTTCGCTGACCCACCGGTCGTTCCAGATGTCGTCGGGGTTCGCCGGTGTCGGGTCCACGTGAAACTCGAACGTCCAGTAATCGTCCGGGTAGTATCCCGTGAGTGCCGTTGCAACGGTGTACTTCTTGCCGTCGTGCATGAACACGTCTGCTCCGCCGCGAGCGCCGTACCAGGGGTTGTCGGGATCGTCCCAGAGCCAGCCACCCCACCCCCCGGTTGTTGAGCGATCAATCGTGAACTTCGGCGAATCCAGGGCCACGGTCCCCAGTGTATTGTCCACAATGAGTCTGAACGCGGGTGCGAGGTAGCCCTGTTCGTTGGTCAGCTCCGCGCCGAGACCGTCCAGCTCGGCGGCGTCCATCCGGATGACCGGCTGGGCCTTCGCGCCTCCGCCCAGAGCCACACAGACTATCAATGTGCTTACCAACATTGCACTCCTCTTGTGCATGGCATTCTCCTTTTGGTATGCGGGGTCTCCCCCAACTTGTCCAAAAGGATTATACCACGTAACATCTACGCTGGCGAGTAAATAACCGTTACTCCGTCGTCGGCGGTGCCCACCGCCACCTCGACAAGCTTCAGATCCCCGCCCTCAAGGCGAATCGAATTGCCGGGCGCAAGCACCTGTGCGTATTGGTTGTTTCCCGCGCTGACGTAGATATCGCTGGTGTTGCCAGTGGGATCGTCGTTCGCATCCGCGCCGGGCTTCTTGGCCTGGATGATCGCCCAGTTGAAGGGGGTCGAATTCTCTGCTATGGCCTCGGCATTCGCGCCGCCCACAGCACTCACGCCCTTGCCCGTGCTGGCCAGGGTCTTTCTCTCGCCCGAGGCCACGAACTCGCCGCATTCGACGTTGACCGTGGCCGTTCCGCCCGTGGGGCACACGAAGTCCAGCCACGAGGCGTCCGGACCCACCACCATCACCTCGTTGGGGTAGATCACGTTCGCGCTCATCGCCCGCAACTCCGATTCAGTCCCGGCAAAGCCGGTCACGACCGTCTTGGTCGCGTCGTAGCGGAACGCCACCAACGACGCGCCCTCGTTGCGGAGGGTGTATCTCTTACGGGAGTCCGGGAGGGACACCCGTTGCGGAGTCGCCGTCACTGAAATCGTATTCAGTCCCTTGATAGCCATTTACCACTCCTCTTGTCAGTGCCCCAAGTAGGTTGCAGTACCGGGGTCTCGCTCGACCACGTCGCTGTCGCTCGGGGTAGCGCCGTGTATCTTCGGCCTGTTACGGTTGTCCCTCGCGACGCTCCGAGGCAGATAGATCTTCTCGTAAAGCGTCGCGTGATTGCCGTCCATGTCGCCCTTGTGGTGCTCCCAGATGGTCAAACCTGCTTCCACGATGGTCAGACTGTGCTGTCCCCCGCCGAGCGGATAATCCGTGTCGTTGCTCATCGCGTCGGCCTCAAACCTGTACTTGACCAGCGACGGATAGAGCCCGCTGGGATAAGGCCAGACGAGCAGATCCCATCGTTGACCGGTCGCGGCCACAAACTCGCGGGGGATGACGTCGTAGTATCGCGGCCATCCGGGCATCTCCGAGCTGCGATAGATTCGCTCCCGAATCCATTCCTCGGGACGCCGCTTAAGCCGTGGCTGAGATATGTTGTCCATGACGACCGGATCGTCCAAGGTCGCGGCAAAATCGTCGGGAAGGACGTAAATGCCCGTCGTGGTGATCGTGAAGGTGTCCCCGTCGTCCGCTGAGGCGTCGGCGGTTACGGTGATGGTCTTGGCGTCGGTATAACCGACTATCGTGTAGGAATTGCCGCTGGTATCGGCCACGATCGTTCTGCCCACCATCGAGGCATAGAACGTGTCAACGGCAACCGTGAGCGTCTTGTTGCCCTCGCCTCCCGCTGTCACCGCGCCGGTCTGCGTCGTCGGCCACAGAGTTACCGTGGCGGTCTTGGCGATGAACGTCCAGTCGTGGTCCGACAGAAACTTCAGATAGCCGTCGTTGGCGAGCTGCTTGGCCTCCGTGGTCTGGTCCGCACCGGGGCTCTGAGGGGCGGACTGGTCCCGTATCCGCTCGTAGATCCCCTTGAATGTCAGTATGTTCGCCGCCATCAGCTATCCCTCACCGGGGGGGCGCTGCGCTGAACACAGCGCCCCCACCCGGTGTTATGGTTACCGCTTGTTCTGAACGAAGTAGTAGTCAATCTCCATCGACTGCGCTACCGCACCGTCGTTCCGCACCTGATACAGCGGGGAAACCGTCTGATCGGTGGGGATGTTGGTGCTGCTCGTGGCAACGTGGTTGCCGTCGATGTAGAACTTGACCTCGCCTGCATCGGCGTCGTACTCGAAGCTGAACGTGTTGGCGGTCGCATCCGCAACGTCAACTCCGGTATCGGCGATGGTGACCACGCTGTCCTTGATCGTCGCGGCATAGACGTTGCCCGACGAGTCCGGGCACAGGAACCCGATGAAATCGCTGATCCCCGGGTTCGCCCCGGCGGTGTCAATCGAGCCAAGGGCCTCGGTGTCCGAAATGCCAAGGCCGAACATGAAGTCGGTCTCCGAAACGTCGGTGATTCGCAGCCGCGTTTCGTAGTTCAACTCCGCGTCGGCCTTGTACATCTCGCCGTTCTTCTGCATGTTAATGCAGTCGTTGTCCTTATCATTGTTCAGCAGCTTGAGCCATCCGCCCTTGCCGTCGTCGATGATGGTAATGGTCTCGGCATTGTCTCCGTCACCGTCAACGACGGTCACCAGCCACTCGCCGCTGTCGGCGGTCTCGTCGAACTTCCCCGCACGACCGGCGGTGTCCGTGAGGAACCCGGCCTCCAGGAAGTCGTCGAACTCCTGGATGGGCAGCATCGGCCCGCCCTTGTAGGTTGCGTAAACTGTAGGTTTCATCATGGTTTGTAAGCTCCTTACGAGTTACGATTCTTGTCCGTTTTCAGATCCAGCTATGCTCCCAAGTTGTAAATCCGGCAGCCGCCCGTGCTGCTACGCAGCGGCCACGTAGTCAATCCGCCCGCACTTGCGGCGGTTACGGCAGACGAAGTTGAACTTGTTGTCCACGTCCGTCTTGATTACGCGGTGCTGGTTGGGCAGACGGGTGGGCTGATTCTCTCGCATGAACTCGCCCTTCTGGAAGACCGGAACCCAGACGTCGTGGTTCAGGGCGATGAGCGGATTACTCGAAAGGCTGTCCAGCTCCTCCTCCCATATCCACGCGATCCCCTTGGTCACAACCGAACCGGCGAACTTGCCGAGGTCGGCTCCCAGGTTGTCGTTGTTCGCCCGCGCCTTCTTCTCCGACGCCTCCAACAACGTCTCGCCGCAATACAGGCGGATGTTGTCAAACTTTCCGCTCTCGAACTGCTTGGCGTTGATCGGACCCTTGAACCGCAGCCTGCGGAGCATCCGGGTGATCTTGACCACGTCGTCATCCGTGATCTCCGCGTTGGCGTTCGTCCAAACGTCGTTGTAGTTGCGCCAGCGTGCGTACTTCGCGGCGCTCGCATCAACTCCGTAGCAGTCCGTAAAGCCGGTGGGGTTCATGCCCTGGAACCCGCACGTAGCCGCCGTTACCTGCGCCCCGGTGATCGGGACGACGGCATAAGGAACGCCGTACGGGTTGTCCTCATCGTCCGTCGAGTCCGGGGCGAGCCACGCGCGCTTCTCCAGCTTGTTGGCGATGTCAATAGCACAGTCCGTGCGACGGATGCGCTGAAGCCTCTGAAGCTGGACGGAGCTGCCTGAGTTCTCCTCGATCTCGTCCTGAGTGATGACGTGGTGACTTGAGCACAGCCGCCAGGGGGCCTTGAGCTTTCCCACGACGTCCTTGATCTCGTACGTCTTCGGGGTCATCGGCTGCATGAACCGGGCGAAGCCGCTCTCGTCGATCATCACTTCCCACTGAATCTGCGTGCCTCCCTGGATCTCCATCCGGTCCTTTGCGAACCACTGATTCATGACCGGATAGTCGTGGTGGGTCTGGAGCACCTCCAGCTTGTTCCGCCAGGGGAATGCACTGAGGGTGGCCAGCCACAGGTCCAGAGTCTCGTCTGACCAAAGCTTCAACATGTCGTTTGCTCCCGAGGCGGCTCAGTGGGAAGCGCCGACGAGCTACTTCATTTCCCTGCCGTGCTCGTGTGCCCACTGGCGGAGGTTCTCGCGCCCCTGCTCTTCCTCATCAACCTTCTTGGGGAGAGAGGCGGTCCCGCCGGGCTTGGCGACGGACTTCTTGTCGCGCTCGTCGATCTTGTCCTGCACTTCCTTCTGTGCCGCCTTCTTGAATTCGTCCTTGGCGACTAGGGCGAGCGCATCCTCAAGGCACTGGGCCACCGTCGCGTCCTCGCCGTCCGCTTCATGCAGGGCCATGATCTTCTCCGCCTTGCTTATGAGCTTCTGGCGAGCGGCGTGTTCGGGCGTGCCCTTCTCGACGTCACCCTCACCGAACTGGCTGTAGGTCTTCGTGTCGAGGGCCTTGAAGAACTTCTCCACCTCGGCCGCAACTTCCTCATCTGCCGACTCGTCCGAGGCGTCCTCCAAGCCGTCGACCCGTTCCTGAAGCCGTTGCATGTGCTTCAAGAGGGCGTTGTACTTGGCGGCTATCTCCTCAGCCGAATCGTCGGGGGACATCTCTTGGAACTCTCCGGACGCCAGGGGCCTGTCCCCGCCCTTTTCTGCCTCACCGTCGTCCGTCGCTGATTCGTCGGAGTCGTCTCCTTCTCCGGCGGGCGCAGATGTGTCCAACTGCCGTTGAAGCTTCTGCTCCAGCCTGCCCAACTCGCGTTCCTTGCTGCGGAGCTTGCTCGATGCACCTTCCAGCGCCTTGGCGACTTCCGGCATCATCGCGTCGATGTCCGCTTGGGAGAACCCGAGGTGCTTCGCGGCCCGCATCTGCTTGATCGTAAGGGTGGTCTTCTGCTCGCCTTCAGCGGGTGTCTGCTCGGAGTCTTTCTTCTCGTCCGTCTTGTCCGAACCTTCTGCCGCCTTGGTCTGCTCAGTGCCTTTCGCCTCGTCAGATTTGCCGCCGGTCGCGTCGTCTGCGGGTGTGTCGGATGAGGACTTGCCCTTCGCTCGCTCGTCGATGTATTGCTGCAACTGCTCACGAGCCTGAGCGTCCTCAGCCTGGGCCGCATCGTCGCTGACCTGATCCTCTACTGCCGTGTTCGCTTCGTCTAACATTTCCGGTTTCCTTTCAGCCGCCCGGGTCCCGACCATTCGGGAGTGTGAGGCGGTTCGGTTCCGTAATCGCGGGAGTCGGAATCGAACCGACCACAGCGAACGCATGAGGCCCGCCAGCCCACCAGGACTCTTCCCGCACTGTTCACCGAAGAAAAAAGCCCTCCCGACCCCTGCTAGCAGGTCAGGAGGGCTTCAGCTTCGTCACCGAACACTCAGGGATGGCCGTCCCTGTTTCTTCGGGGAGTATCCACTTGTCTGAGGCTATAACTCCGTAAGACCTCTCCGCTTGAGAAAGGCCCTACGGTTATTTCCGGGGACATGGGCGTTCCCCTCGCTGTCGAAACGCACGCCCAGGTCCGCATATTCTCGATTCGCTTCCTCGACCTGGTCGGGCATCACACCGGCGTTGACCGACTCCCAATCGGGCAGATCGCCCTGCCTCATGTGCCCCTGCTCCGTGCGGAAGTCCCGCCGCATGTTTCGCCCGCACGAGCATCGACGCCGCGCGGGTCTCCGGCTGCTCGGGCAGGTCAGTTCCACCCGTTTGCCGCACTTGTCGCAGATGTAGCAGTAGGTCGGCATCCCTAATCATCCAGCATGGAACTCAAGCTACGCCGAACTCGACGCACCCTGCGCCGAACCCTTCGGCCCAGTTCGTCCTCAACCAGATCGTTCCGCCCGAAGAGCTTGTTGAACCTGCGCCTCTGTCCGCTCAGGTAGTTCTCGAACGCGCTTCTCCGCGCCCTCATCCACCTGTCCACCCAGCTTGTGGGTCGCGTTCCCGGCTTGTGCACTCCGACCTTCAGGCTCATGAGGTCATTTCTCCGCGAGCTTCTTCAGACCGCGCCGCCGCGCACCGACCTTGGTCATCGCCGTGTCCAGCGCCCGGGCGCGTCTGGTCATTTCCTTCTTCGCAGCCGCAAAGAGCTTCTTGTCCGCCCGGATCTCCTCGGCACGAATGAGGGTGTCCACAGCGTTGCTGATCTCCCATTCTTTGTTCGTCGTAGGCTGTGCAACTCCCATCTCAACGACCTCCCGCCAGTTTTCTCATCGCTCGACGTCGCTTGCTCATCTCGACAGCGTAGAGCTGCTTCTGTGCATCGGCCCGCGTCTTGGGCTTCTTGCTCAGGTGTCTGCCCGATTCGCTCGTGGCCTTGTATCCGCCTGGAACCTTCTTGATCATCGCGCCGCCCCCCCTGCTGCACCTGCGCCGACTGCCTGCGCGCCCATGCTCTCAATGGGAAGGGGCGGCTGTCTGCCCGAGGTCACGCGAGGCCCGCCCTCGCCGGAAGCTCTGCCCTGCGGAGTACCCATCATCGCCGGATTCTCAAGCGGTTCGCTCTCCTCCCACAGATCGTCAATCTCGGGAAGGTCCAGGTCTCGTCCCGTGGCATTGGCCAACACATCGACATTGAGCCGCGAGCCCTGCTGTGCGGCGAGCGGCGCGATAGGCAGTACCACCCGCTCCATCCAGTTCATCACCCGCTCGTACTGGTCCTCGGGTGAGTCGGATTGCCGGGAGTAGGCACTGAGAGAGAACTCGAAGTTATCGAACTGCCCCACCCTGACATCCGGGCTCCACTGCATCGGCAGTTCGACCCCCCCGGGGAGCCTCTGCGTGAGTCTGAGAGAAAGCTTGGGATCGTGCCAGATATACCATCCGAGCTTCTGACAGACGTTCTCGACCAGTTCGGTCACGAACCCCCGCATGTCGTTGACACGAACGGAAGCCTTGGAAAGCTCTATCTGCGACTGCCCGAGGGTCTTCTCGTTCGCGCGGAGCCCCCCGACGATCTCGGTGTTGCCCGAGATGCGGTTGAGCCAGTCGTGGAACCACGCGACCGCGGCATACCCCTTCTCGTTGCCTCCGCCCAGACTGTGGGCCTGTACCCCGTTAGAGTCACTGACCTGAATGACCTCCCCGTCGTGAACCTTGCGGACGGTCTCAGCGTCCTCCGAATTGGGCGGCACGGTAACGAAATCCTTCTGCTGCTGAGCCTGCCGTCCGATCTTGCGGGCAAGCTCGTTCTCCAACAGGTAGAGATCGTAGATCACCGCGTACAGCGGCACGGGCACGGGGTTCTCGTTCAGCCAGGAGTACCCCAGTACGTCGATGGGACCGTCCTCATGACCGCGCCACCCGAACTCGCGGATGTAATGCGTGTGTTCCCTCAGGTCGCCGGCAAGCCACACCACCGAGTTGCGTCGCGGGATGTACAACTCGCAAAGCTCGATCTGCGGATCGAACTCATCCAGGCTGTACTCCTTCTTGCCGGTTGCGATCTCGTCGGCCTTGCCCGAGTGGTCCTGGGTCTGCCGTTTCAATAGGTCTTCGAGCAGACCCCTCTGGGCCTGGTTGAACAGTCCGCTCTCCATCGCCACCTCGAAGGGCATCCTGAAGCGATGTCCCTCGTAGGCGTAGCTGCCCGGCTTGCGGGTCCTGGTGCGATGGTCGATGATGTAGTCGTCCAGACTGATCGCCTCGACGAACAGCCCGAACTTGCCCCCGGTGGCGAAGCCCGTCTTCACAATCCCCATCGACCCGAACGAGTCGCGTATGGCCTCCCGGATGCTCCACGCAGCCTTGATCTTCCTCGCCACGTGGTTGACCGTGAGTCTGAGACTGTCGGCAAAGTAACTGGCCTCGGGATCGTAGCTCGTCACGCCCGTCTTGACCCTCCGAAGCGCGAGCAGGGGCTCAAGGATGCACCCGACCGAGTACATGAGGTTCAGCGGCATCTTCGTGCTGATCTCGCTGTTGTCACCGTAGTGACGGCCTGCGAAGTGCTTCATGAACTCCGCACGCTTCTTACGGAAGCCCTCGAGCTTCTTATCGCTGATCGCCGCTGAGCGGGCCAGCTTCGCCGCATCAGACGTCTTGTCGGTGATCGCAGTTACCATCAGGCGTTCGCGGTGTGCTTCGTGACCTCATCGGCAGGAGGACTCTCCTCCCGGTCGCCCTCGGCAATACCGGGGTCCTGCGTCTCAAGGGCGGGCTCCATGTCGATGTCCTGATCTGAATCCGCTTCCCCGGGAGCATCTTCGACGACTTCCGCCGCTTCTGCGGTCTCGGCATCGCCCTGAGGCTCTGCCACCTCGGCTGGCTTCGATGCGGCCAGTTCCGCTCGGCGGGCGTTGAGCTTGCCGACCATGCCGTTGGCGATGTCGCGCGACTGCTGATCGCGCATGGGGATTGCCCCGGTCTTGAGCGATGTCGTCAACTGGTCGATGCACGCCTGCACCTGCTCGACGTCCATCGTGGGAAGCATCTTCTCCATCTGCGGGATCGTGAGTTTTGCCTGCTCAGCCATCGTCGTTCTCTCCTGTCTGAACCGCTTCTTTGACTGGAACCGTGTGCGGCTGCTTGAGCCAGCACGCCATACGAACCACTACGCCTTCACCCTTGACGACTATGTGCCACTCAACGGCTCGAAGCTCCCGAATCTGGAAGACGGTCAAGCCGTGGTTGCAGAAGAACGTCAAGAGGTCCATCACCGCCCTGGTCACCGCCATGTCGGGCGTAGAACCGAAGCCCTGAACCAAGACGCGATCAAATGTCTTGCTCGGGCCTACCATTGCCTCTCCCTCTCTCGAACCCTCTGTCTCTCGCGCGCACGGTACGCATAGGAAGTCGGATCGGGCTCCTTCGCCACGGGCTTCTTGAACAGCGGCGAGTCGATGCACGCGCGGTATGCCAGCGCACAGGCGACGACGTAATCGCCATGCCGCTTGCGAATCTCCATCGGCGCGCTGCTGAGGCTCGCCAGCGTGATTCGCCCGAGATCGTCGTAGAGATATTGCTGATGCTGATCCAGACAGCGAACGGAACGCAGGATCGTCTCGGCGTGCTGAATCGCGTCGATCCACTTGCCGAACAGGTTCTCGTCGCTCGATTCCCCCCCGCCCCATCCGAGCCGGTTGACCGGCGTCTCGGCCACCGTGAGCTGCTTCTTGGACCGCCAGATGTAGCTGTAGCCCGCGTCAACCATCGCCCGCAGCGTGGTGACGCCGTGGAGCTTGTTAACCGGGCAGATGAGGGCGTTGTTGAAGTACTTCGCAACCTTGACGGCCAGCCGTCCGAGTTCAGCCGGTTGAATGGTGTTCGATCCGAACTCCGCGGCCTGCTCGCGCCCCGCGACGGCGAAGACCTCGATCGTGCTGTCCGACTCCCCTACGCCCGCACCGATGTCCATCCCGATGGCGAAGGACCGCTCAATGGTCTCGATCTCGCCTGGAAGGCTCACGGGCTGATCCCTGGGGTCGATGAATACCAGGACCGGCCCGTCGTCCATCCGGACCAGCTCGTCGTTCTCATCGAGGCCCATGCGGTAGAGCGGCTCTCCCAGGTGCGTCCGCTGGACGGCGAGCCATTCGTTCTCGAAGACCGGACGGCCGCTCTGTGCGGTCCAGTCCAGCTCCATCTCCTTCTGCCACTTCCAGGACGCCTTCCACGAACCGTCGTGTTCAGTAGTGCATCCATGCCGTCTGCGCTCGCGGGCGAGGACCTCCGGCGTGAACGCCTCGGGATCGGCGGAGTAGTGGAGGTTGACTACCACGATGTCCCGGCGGGTCGGTCGTGCCGTCACGCCCGGCATTATCACCCTCGGCCTGTCGATCCTGGTCCCGCTCATTGTCCGGGGTCCGGTAGATCGTTGGCGATCCGCATGGAGCATCCGCCGTCCTTGAGGTCGGGCGTCGTGATCCCGAGCCACCAGCCGTGCCTGATCGACGCGACGGACGCCACGAGTGCATCCTCGAACTCGTCCTGAAAGGCGGTCTCGTCCGTTACCATCCCCGAGACCGTGTGACTGCGTATCTTGTCGCCCCCCTGAGCGATGGGTGTGATGGATGAGTTCCGCCTGGGAAACGTGATCTCCTCGGAGAGGATCTCGATGTCGCCGTCCTGCAACACCCAGTCGCGGTACGGAATGTGGTTGAGTATGAACTTCGTGCGTCCGAGCAGTCCGTCGCCCGTGAACTCGTTGCCCACCACGTCGATCAATCGCTTGGACTGCTGATAGATCAATCGTCCCTGATGGAACAGCGGATCCCACGCCGAGAGCATCGCCGCCCACCAGGTCACAACCATCTGTCTCGACTTGGGCACGAACATCATGCGGTTGCCCTGCCAGATCCGCGTCAAAGCGATGATGTGAGGCTTGTGCGCGGGAAAGGGCTTGACCGGGTGCTCCTCGTCGTGCTGATCCAGCGTGAAGACAAACCAGCGCGCAAAGTACAAGGGATCCCGCCGTGCGAGTTCCCATCGCGCCTGTACTATTTCGCGCTCGCTCATTCACTGTCCGTCTCGTTCAGAAAGCCGTCGTCAACCCCCGCCGCGTGCGCCCTGCGTGTCAGCTCCTCGTCGCTCAGGTTCGAGGGGTCCAGCCCGCCGATGCTCCCGCTGTGCTGGTGCTTCTCGGTTACCATGCCTATCACGCGAGCCAGTTCCTTCAACGCGTCGATGCGGCTGTAGGTCCTCAGCGTCCTTTCCCCGGTCTTCGGGTTGAGCTTGACTTGGTGGACCAGGGAGGTGTTCAGTCCCCTCTCACGCAATTGCTCAAGATTCTCCTCCCCGGCCAGGTACTTCTCGAAATCCGCCACGTCCTCGTCGAACGCTATCTCCAACAGGGCGATCTTGATCCTCTCGGGAGTCAGGCCGTGCGTGGGCAGAAGCTCAGCGATAGCCGCCTTGATCGCAGGTTTTCTAAGGTTCTCGGTCGCTATCGAATACGCCGAATCCTCGCTGTAACCTGCAAGACGTGCGGCCTTTGCCCCGTTGAACTTCGCGTCGGTGAGATAGTGGAGCACGAACTGCTGTTGCTTGGTGGTCAGCGACTCGTATGCCGACTTACCGTCCGTGGATTGTGGCGTTTCGTCTTCCATCCCCCGTATTCTGTGCGGTTCTTTTCAGGCAAGTCCACCAAAAACGCTGCAAGAATTCAAATTCCTGCACGGTCTGTGTGACCACTCAGAAAGCCCTTTGACCACCGATAAGCGGCACTCGTCAGTGTGTAGCCGATGCGTTCCGTGCCGAAAGGAACGTTCTGGGTATGAACGGCATACACGGCATTGCGATCACGCAACAGCCGACCAAAGTGGCTCTTGAGTTCTTGGATCGCATCACGGACCGCCCGGCGCTGCTGTTGGACGGACAGACCTGCCCGCCCCGTAAATCCCCAAATGGGGTTGCTGAAAACGTCGGTAGCGATCTCAGACACTCGCGCACCGACAGGAGCGTTTCCCCCCAGACATGCAAGCACCTCAACAGCCAGCGGAGAGAGCTTCGCCTGCACCGACTTGGGTTTCCGTACCTTCGTCGCCTTGCTCATCTTCGAACTCCCTTTCTTGATTGGGCAAGTCCTAATCTCTCCACTGATACCCATGCTCCCGCAACTGTCCCTTGAACCATGCAATGAACTTGGCCATCGGGTTTCGCACATCGGGACGGCCGCGAATGCGCTCAGCTTTCCCGTAGCAGCCTTGAGCTGCGGTCACCGGTGGCCCAAGGTGTCCCTCACAGACATGCCCTGCGATGATCTCGAAACTCGTCTGATCGGCGGAGTGTTGCTGGCGGGTCTTGTCCTTCGCCGAGTAGTCAAGGGCGAGCTTGATCCGCTGGATCACCGCCTGCGGGTTGACGCGTTGCCCGCTCGAATTCGAAACCGAATCGGCCTGCCCCCCCTCCTTGGTCGAGACCGAGACTGCCTCCGTCTCTGCCTCGCCGGTTTGTTCGTCGGGAGTCTCCGTGGAGATAACGGGCTTCGGCTTCGGCTCTGCCTCTGGCTCTGGCTTCGGCTTCGGCTTCGGCTTCGGCTTCGGCTTCGGCTTCGGCTTCGGCTTCGGCTTCGGCTCTGGAGACACAACGTCCACAGAACCTTCCGGGTCTGGTTGCTTTGTGGGCGTTGTCCTGGAGGTTTTGTGGGGTTTTCGTGGTCTGCCGGAAGTGCCGCATCGGGCAGGACTTCCGTCATACCAAGTCAGTCCGGCGCGGTCGAGATACTCCCGCCAATTATTGTCGGCGTGGTCCTTCACGTCATGGACTACGAGTCGGTATTTTCTGTGTTTGTCCACGAACCCGCACTTGATAAGCACCGCAATCAGCTCGTCGGCGTCCCAGTTGTAGCCAATCCCCTGGCAGATGACCTCGTTGGGCCACTTGCCGATGTCGCCCTGAATCGCAAACTTCGCGCACCACTGCCAGAGGCTTTCCATGATCCCAATGGCCATGAGCCTCCCGGATATTCCCGATGGTACTCCAAGACTCGGTTGCGAAGCCCGGATGCGGTCGAGTTCCGCCGCGAGCATCAGCATCTTCGGGTGATCTATCGCAGTGCGTTTCATGATGCGAGCTCCTTCTCGTCTGCGCTGAACAGCGTGTCCTGGGGAACCTGAATCTCTACCTCCACGCCCTCCTTGCCCTTCTCGGCGTAGCGCTTGGCGAGCCTGCCGTCCACGACGTGACAATCATCCACCCACATGCCGACGTTGGTCAGAGCGTCGAGCAGCGCCTTGTCGAGGTTATCGACGTCGGGCCTGCTCGTCGGGAACCGGGGCGCGGAGGGCTTCAACCGATGCGAGTTTCCGCCGGTTCCATAGTGCGACTTCGGACGGGGCAAGAGGAAAACGCGAGTGACCCGCACGGGACCGGCTATGGGCTCCTCCAGCACATGACCGAGCGCAGCGCAGGCGATCTCCGTCTTCCAG